TAGTAACCTTATTAGGTTTAGTATGGTCTAGTAAAGTCTTATTAAAGAATATATTCTTGTTCTCAAAGCTAGCACGTGGAGTATAAGAATCTACTCTAGGTATTATGTTTGCTTCGAGATTAACAAAGTACATATCATTAGCGTTATTTCTAGCACTAAGAGCTTTAGTAGCTTGCTTAACATTGTCCATAGTATAGTACTTAGTAAATAAGTACTTACTATCAAGATAACCATAAGCAGTATTTTCAGCAGCATCAACTTTATCAGCATCACCAGCATTTAAGATTTGAAGTCCAACTAAATCAATATAACCTTTAGATACCCTTATAGGGGAAGTCGTGTTATTATAAGGATTCGCAACAGAACTAGGTGACGTTCCCCAAGTCAAGAAAAACTTAGCTTTCTTATTATCAAACTTAATAAGATTACCATCACTAGCATACCACTCCATATCATAAGTCTCAACTTTAATACGAGTAGTATTAGTATTCATTACTGAACATTGAGCACCTCTAATTAAGAATGTCGAACCTGCTTTGATATTCCCCCATAAAGGGAGTACTTCCCAATTTCCACCTTCTGTACCATACTGTAATGATAGTCCATTAAGAGACACATCTTTACCTGTAAGATTACTAAGTTCAACGAAGTTATGAGAGCATGGATTATAACTATATTCATTACTAGTAATACCACCACAATACAAAGAGTTAATATATAACTTTTGTAGATATAGAGTAGTTACATATATCCAACCAGTTCCGGGTTCTTCTTGTCCACCAGTAGGTTCTGCTTGTGGTGTATCTAACTCTTTCTTATATACTACTAGCTGTCCGTTATTATTAACCTTAACACGATATACTTGTCCATTAGGAGCAACGAAGCCAATAGTATCTAATTTATCTAATGCTTCATAATCAATACTGCCGCCACCACCTGAACTAGTACCAGTAAGATTAACAGGTTCTCCATTAATCTTAGTATATAAACGTTTTACATCAGTAGCAATAAGAAGTTCGTAATCTACGAAGTCATTAAAATTATCTTGAATTTCTTTAAGTGTTCCATAATGACCACGAACAGCTTTAGTATTAGGTTCATATTGGTCTGTTTCAGGTTCGAGACTTTCACCAACAGCTGCAACATGAATAGCTAACTGTCCAGTATTTGGGTCAATAGGCTCGTATTCTTTTAGAACCGACTTTGTAAAGGTATTACTAACATGACCAGGATTTATAATTAAGTCTCTCTGATGTACAATAGTATCAAGGTAGTTTTGTATAACTTGAATTGCTTGAATTATTGAAGCTAATTTCTCATCCTCTTCAAGAGCTGTTCCAAGACCAGAAGTATCTACCCAAAGAGCATTAATATTAGCTGGCGGAGTATCTTGAATATAAACTGTTTGTATAGGTTTATCTCCACCACCGGCTTGTTTAATAACCAAATGTTCGTTATCAATACCGCCATTAAACCAATATTCATTAATACTATTATTATGTTTAATACCAATAGTAAGTCCAACACTACGTAATTCAGGAGTAAGAGTTTCAAGAGCTTCTTTAACACTGCTATAAGGTCCGTACTTAGCATCAATATCAGGTAGAGGGTTATAGTTATCATCTACGCTGTTATTAATAATAGGTTGACCTATACTTATTCCTTTTCTCATATTACTTGTTTTTACAGGTTATACGAATAGTATCATCAAATACAGAAGGAGAATATAAGAAGAATACTTTATAATGTATATCGTCAACAATACCACCAGGATTGTTAGTCTTATAAGCACCGTCTGAACCGTCCCAAAGAGTAGTAACAAGAGTAGTACCATATTCAGCTTTAACAAGCGTCATAAGTGTATCAGGTATAAGAAGATAATGAATCTTCTTTTCTTGATGAATAGTAAATGTATTATTCTTATCTCCTGTAATAGTTCTAGGAGTATTACCTTCTAGTGCCATAATATCACTAACAGACATATTTTGAAATGTCTGCGGTGCAATATCAGTATGTCCATAATACATAACATTCATTTTAGGAATAGACTTACATTCGACAATAAAGTCATTAGAATAATATGTTTCACCGTCTTCTCCTTCTATACTAGCTCTAAATATATAAACTTGTCCTACTTGAGCATTAAGTGTTAATTCATTAAACTTAGCCGGACTATCAATAGATAATCCTGAAGCTATAATATTTTCTCTTTCGTTAATAACTTGATATATAGTAAGAGTATCTTTAGTTACATATTCTTTATTAGCGATAACAAATGTAGCTTCATTATATTTTATCTGTTGAGCACCAGTAATTGACATAGGAATATTAAGTTCAAATGTCATAAATACAGGTTTCTCATCAGTAGTATATTCAGTACAGTTCAAAGCTAAAGAAACATTAATATAATTAATGAGTAAATCTGCCTGTTTCCAATAACCTAATGTATAGGCGGCACAAGCAGATTGAAACATATTCCAACAATTAATGACTTGACGATTGATACCTTTACAAGTAGAAGTACAATCTTTAATCATGTCTACTCCTAAGTCACTTAACTTAATAAGTAGTTTTTTATAAACACAATTATACTTACTTGGAACATCAAGATAAGTATACATTCCATCTTCGTTCTTTCTCATTGCATTACTATTAATTCGTTATACATTGCAATTAGATTTTGCTGTTGTTCTTCACTAAGTTTAGATTCTACATTAGACATATTACTAAGAATAACCATAGCATTATATCTACATATATCTTCATTAGTAAGAATGAATCCAATGTTGGAGAGGTGTACAACTTGTACACCTCTATCAACCAATTTGCTTTTTACATTATCGAAGTTTATGTCCATTACTTTAATGTATTATTTGTTATATAAGTTATGTAAGACTGAAACTTCAAGTTTATTTCATTATTAAAACTAGATATTTTATCTTCTTTACTAAGATTATCATTAAACACTATCTCTATTATAGACTTCTCTAATGATGGCATCCAATCCTTTTTCATATTATCACTAGCCTTTACTCCATTAATCTTATATAAAGCTAAGCTAGAGAATACACTGTAAAACTCTGCATTAACTATATTATGGATATTAGCAAGTATATTATCTTTATTAGTATGGATATGGTTATTAATAATAGTATTAGTAACGAACATTGTCAATCTCATTGCCGAAGCGAGCATAGAATCTTCTATTGCAGTCTTACATTTGTCCTTATCTTTATCTATGATATTCTTTGTAATATCAGTAATAAACGTTGAGACTTGTAGTAATGACTTAGATACTTCATCAAGAGTATTGCTAATAGAACTAACAAACTTTTCGCTTTCAGTCTTTTTCTTATTGTCCAACCACTTATATAGTAGTAGGAAAATAGAAATAGTTATCAAGGAACTCAAGCCTTGATTAAGAGCAGATTCGATAATTTCCTTCATCCCTATTTATGATTAAAGGGATTACTACTAATTTTAACATTAATAGCAACCCCTTTATTAAACTATTACGAGTTATATTTACAATATCTTCTTTAAGCTCCTGCTGCTGCTGCCGGAGTATTAACAGATGCAAATATTGTTTCAAGAGTAGCTATTTGAGCAGCTCCTGTCGGAATAGCAAGATGAATAATAGTCTTAACATTTTCGGTACTACCACTACGAAGGTCACGATGAGGATAGAAAGTTAGTGTAAATACTGTCCAACCACCTGCATTAGAGAATTCCGGCAAAGTATATAATTTACGAGCATCATTGCTAGTAGAATTAATACCTTCACCACCAATACAACGAATCTGCAATTCTTTAAGAGCAGCGTCATCATTAATTGGTTTCATAGCTTTTGTAGTAGTTACTTTTGCTCCAAATAATGAATCTCCTGCAATCAGATTCCATGCTTCATAATCAGTACCAGTTACGGTAATTTTAGCAGCAGCAACACTAGCAGTAAATCCTTCATTCTTACCAAGAGAATTAAGTTGAGTACTTAACTTCTTAGCAATAATAGCAGCAGTATCACCTTCACGAGCACGCTCACTAGCCGACCACTTATAACGTTCATTAAGAACAGTATGAGCTTTAGCCATAGTTAACGTATAATCCTTTCCTTCTACGGGGGTAGGAACAGTAATTTCCGCACTAAATTTAGTTCCGGCAGCATAGACACTCTTAACATAAGAGAAACGTCTAGTATCAATATCAGATACAATATTGGTATACTTGCTCTTATTAGCAAATGCTCCACCACCAACAAACAAGGTAAACATCGGAATGTTCTTAGTAAGAGCTTTCGAGATGATTGCACCTTCGTTGTCGTAAAGAGCAACAGCACCCTCTGTAATACCTGCTGCATTAACAGCAGCTAGAGTAGCGGGAGTAGTAGCTAATGCAACATTACCTGCAAACAACAGTCTTTCCATTTTATTCTAATTTAGATAATTCGTTTGAAACTTTCTCATAACTATTATTATTAGAGATAGCATTAAAGGTATTAACAGCTCTCTTAATAACTTCGTGCATAGCAACATCTGATAGTTCATTCGTAGTATTAGTCGCAATACTAATTAGAGTAGGATACTTAATATAATTAACTAATAACTTATCTATTTCAAATGTTGCAATTACTTCAATATTAGATTCAGTCTTATAACATATAGGACTTATAACAATAGACTTTGAATGATAATCGTTCATCGTCTCACTCACTAAGTCTAAGTCTATCAATCTACAACGATAAGACTTATCCCCCTTAAAGGAGTAGACAGATGTATAGAACATGGGTGTTGGATAGTTGTTTAACTCTATCTTATAACCAGTACCAAACATTATATCTCCTTGTTCAGCTTCAATCTTAATACTAGTATGAAGAGGATTAAGTTCTGTTAATCTTATAACGTTATCAGAGATACCATCGAGTTCACGATTACCTTTACGAGAGAAAACATCTTTCACATATTCGATAGTCTCTAAATTGATTATTTCGTCTACCTGTTCGGGAAGTATTGCTCGCACAGTTTTCATGCCCATTTGTTGAGCTAGAAGCATGAACTCGTTATGTATCTCTGCTACTTTCATAATAAATAGTTATTATAATTTTAGTTTAGTTTCAAGTGCTCTTTTATAATCAGCATTTTCGGGATTACTGAAATAAGCCAACGCTTCTTTCATGTTAGCTCCGATAAATCCACCTTCGGGAGTAAGAACAGTCTGATTAACATCAGAACGAACTAGCTCACCTTTGGCAATAGCTTCTTCAATGAACGCTTGAAGCTCAATTTGTGAATTGTTAAACAGTTTGTTGAATTTCTCCGGCTCTTTAATTGCAAAGTCATCAAGCATCTTTTCTTGGATAGTTCTATCAAGTAACAAGTTAGATAATACATCTTGTTTGTTACTAGCAGAATAACATACGAAAATAGCTTTGAACTTAGCATCGTTATCAATAGCATCAAGATAATTACGTCTTGCTTTGTTAGCTTGAATACGATTACGTTTAAGACGATTATTTTCTCGTTGTTCATCTTTAATATAGAATTTAACACGAGGGTCGAAGCTAATAATAGCTACGTCTTTAGCGACAATAGGATAAAGTAAACAATGACGATATGCTAAGTAATCATCTACTTTAATAGGATGTCCGTATTGATAACGAGTTGCTTCAAGAGCATTAATCTTAGTTACATATTTAGCAATAGCATCTTTCAACTGTTTAGGATTAGACTTTTCAGCATTATCATATTCTTCGATAATCTCTGTTTCATCTATCTTATAGTTCAGATAATCTCTTTTCTTATTCCATTGGAAAGAACAATTAAGTTTCTTTCCTTCACCATCAACAGGAATAGATATGCTATTGAACCAACGTTGAACACGAGTAATATATTCCTGTGAATTAACAGAACAACCAACAAGAGAAGGCATATACGCTTCCATTTCTTTATAGTTGCTAGTTAAGATTCTAGCTGAATTAATACTACCACCAATGCTATCGTGACGGTCAACGATATATCTAGCATTAACTTGACGATAAACAGAATTAATAGTAATATCAGTAGCAAGAGCTATTGTAATATATCTTTCTTCTAAGAAGTCTCTATCTAAACCATCTTCTTTTTTAAGAAGTTGTTCATAGGTTTCTCTAGGAGTTTCCGGAGCTTTAGCCTGTGTAGTAGCACTAGGGCTATTAGTTGGATTATTTAGACTACTGCCGAATGTTCCGGCTTTTGGTGCTTGTCCTTCCATTATAATTTCAATTTTAATTGTTTAACTTAGAGTACGCACTCCAACATGAACATCTTCTCTTGTCTATCTACTTGCAGACCACGAGACATTTTAACTTCATATTGAGACTTATCAATATCCGTAGATATAGAATTGCTAGGAACAGAACCCCAAGACGGTGGAATAGGAGTAAGACCTTTCAATACACCAACAAGATAAGACTGACCTTTCATACGTACCATACGAACATTACGATTTCCGTTATATACAGAGTTGTCAATGAACATCAGTTTGTGAGATGTCATAGGCAAACCAGTACGAGGATGAATAAGTCCATTAGCTTTTGCTGTTTCAGCAATAGGAGATTTATCCAAGAAAGGAAGATGAATACAAGTAACAGTATGTCCGTCAATAGTTTTATATTTACGGAAGTATTTACCATAAGTAAGACCACCACCTTCTTCACCAATCATTTTCTCTCCAAGAGGAGTAATAAATCCTTCGGACTTAACATCTTCACGGATAGCCATATCGAAATCTTCGATACCACCTTTACCTGCATACAGAGTAATCTCCATAGAACCAGTATCAGTATCCTTATCAACTACGTCACCAATAGTTCTTTTTAGCTTGCTAAGAGGCAAGTATTCACCATAAGTATCATAGTTAGACTCTTCGAGGATTTCAAACATACCAGCAGTTTCGGGAATTGGTTGGTCATTATCCCAATCCTTCATATCAATAGTACCATTAACAGTACGATTGTAACGAGATGTCCATAAGTCAATCTCATTAGAGATACGCATCTGAACATCGAACTGACGCATTTCTTCGTTAATCCAACGAGTGTCAGTACCACCACCTTTAGTCTTGAAAGCATAGCTAACAATAACATTACTAATGTTACCTGCAATTTCCTTGCTATAACGTTTGAATCCTAACTGAGATTTCATAACACCAGGACCCATAACATTAGTTTTGTTACCCTTAGAATAAGATTCAGGAATAGACGGAGCTAACATACACCAATACTTACCTTTTTCAAGATTAGCAGGGTCAACATAAGCACTTTTATCAGGATTCTTTAGCTGCAAAGAATACAGATGTCCACCATGACTACCAGCACCATGGTCTCGCATTACACGAACAGCAGTTTTACCATCAGGAGCAAGCAAACCATACTGTTCAATAATAAGACCAGTAGCAAACTCAACTTTAATAGGTTTACCACCAATACCAGGAGTAGTATCACTAGTGTCAGCCCAAACAATGTAATCATTGAATCTCTGACGACCCATTGTCTTCCAAGTCCACTCAACAGTAGTAATATCACGAACACCAGCAGCACCTTGTCCTTCTGTAAGGAAAGTTAGCGGGAATCGGTCATCTTCCATACCATAAGTGTAAGTCAGGAAGTTGTTAATCTCTTCCGGTTTTTGAATCATTAAGGCAGCAAGAGATTGCTCATTAGAGTAACCTCTATCATCATATCTACCTCTTTCGACTTCTCTTAATCTGTACATATTTGTTTTAATTTAGTTAGTTCAAGACTAGTTGGTCATTATCAACTGTCTTAGAATTATTACCTTTACTATTGATAATAACAGTCCTTTTACCAGTAGTTTGCGCTGCGGCAGTTCTAATAGATAGAACTTTTTGTTTATTAACAGCCATACCAACAAGACTAGCATAATCGCCACCAGTAAACCTTAGAAATGCTTTAAGTAAATCATCCTGCATACGAGCATCAGAATCAACTTTAGCTTCGTCTAACATATAAGCTGTATTACCTTCACTATCAACAGGAGTAGACACATACTTCAAGAAGTCTTTGCGACTAAGCATTACTTTCTTTCCGTCTTTGTTACATTGGATTTGTTCAGGAATACTATAACCTAATAGTTCGCCTTTGCTAATAGTCTTTTCTACATTATCCCAATATGCTTTTTCTTCAGCAGCAGCAGCAGCTTCTTTAGCTTCTACTTGTGCTTTCTGTTCAGCAAGTCGAGATTCATATATGCTATCAACAGCTTCTTTAGATTCAACAGCAGTATCATAAAGAATACCAGCGTTCTTACAATAGTCAATAAATTTGTTTACGTCTCCTTTCTTAC